GACAAAACCGGTGAACGTCGTTTTCTACCAGTTATGGCAGATAGTAAACGGCAAAAAAAACATCCAATGGAAATCGAGCCAGAGACAATTGAACAAATCTGGGGCGAAGCCGTTACAATCTATCGTGCTGGTGCTGATTTGATGTTTGATGAAAATACAGAGGATGAACTGAATATCTACCGTGAACAGTTCATGTATCGTGATGAAGTTGAATTACAAGTGCTTGAATATCTTGATATGCCCGTCCCTGAAAATTGGCAAAACTGGTCTATTCAGCAACAACATCAATACACAAGTAAATATTTCGATAATAGTAGCGACTTTGATCCTGGAAGCAAAAAACTAGATAAGGTCTCAACTCGTGAAATGATGTACAACTTATTTATGAGAAATTCGAATGACAGGAAGCTGTCAACGAAGATTAACATGATCATGGATAATCATCCTGATTGGAAAAAAAGTGTTTTCCGGGCAGGAGGTAAAAGTACAAAAGGGTTCGTAAGAGTGAAAGATTCGGAAAAAAACTAATCGGTAGCAATTAAAAAATTATCGGTAGTCATCGGTAGCAGTTGAGGGGGAGATCGGTAGCATTCTACCGATAAAATAGGACATCGGTAGCACATCGGTAGCAGTCTAACCCCTTGATATTACTGACTTTTATTTAATATTTATATATAATGCTACTCTTCTACCTATATTTTTAAAAAAAGTATATAAAATAATAGTAATAATAAAGAAAGCCTATAAAATAGGGATTCTTGAAAAAAACTTTTTACTTTTTAGAATTTATCGGTAGCACGGTAGCAGTTTAGAAAAAAGAGGTAAAAATGTCATACACAGTAACATTATTTTTTGACAACATGGTAGACGAAACTCACTTTTTTAAGAAAGAGAGTGATGCTGCCAAATGCAAGGCGCAGTTAGAAAGCAAGTATCGAGGGAATCGAATGTATAAAGTTAAGCAGGAGAAATTGGAAGAATGAATAAGCAGGAACTGATTAAACGTATCGAGGATTTGCCTTATACAGAGGGGCCTATCGCAGATACAATCGAAATTAATAGAAATTGGATATTGAAATCAATTGAACAGCTAGCCGAATCCGAAATAGGTCACGCAGATGAAGCTCCACGCTACGTAAAGAACATACTAGCACGATTGCGAGAATTGCCATTGCATGATAGAGAGGTTTGGTTAAAGGCTATCATGAGCGAATTTGAACAGGATTTTAGCCATGCAAAATGGCGAGAGGGCTACGAGCAAGGTAAAATTGAGGGTATGGTTGAACGTGAAAAAGTCATAGTTCCGCAGTGTGTGGCGGAATATATAGAATTTAAAAAGAAAAACAATTTTCATGTTTACGGTGCAATGAGAGTAATTGAAGATCATTATGATAAGAAAGTTCCTGATTGGTTTTACGAAAATAACATCGAAAAATTCTGTCTTGCTTGGCTTGACGGCTACGAGGTTGAAAAAGAGAAGCGGTATTTTGTTAAGATTAAAGGGAATATTAAAGAAAATATGTTGGTTTATGGAGAACTTTTGAAAAGGTATTTCTTTACAAAAAGCTTTAGTTTAGACGATGTTATATATTCCCACACCCGTAAAGAACTAGAAAATGCAAAAATCGGCTGGGTGTTTGATTGTGAAGGGTTTGAGATTGAGGAGGTGGAGTGATGAGCCTTACGCTAAATAGCACAATTGGAGACTTAGTTTTGGCAATCGGAGAAATTATCGTTGGTTTTGATGGTAAAACCACTACAGCGATACTGGAGATACCTGATCAAAGCTTTTACTTAGAGATTGAGCTTAAATTGAAGGAGGAGGTCATAAATTGAAACGATTCATAGCTATCTGGATTCTGCTATCTGCTGGATTGAATATCTGGCAGAGTATCTACATTAAAAAGTTAGAAGAAAAGCGCCCTATTGTCGTCTATAAAGCTGATAACGCAGGCGCTGAGATATTCGGTAAAGTCGTCGAGAAAGGACGGCATGGCAAGCTATACACGCTTACCATTCGTGACTACGGGGTGTTCGTGGTTACGAAGGACGTGTATGAGAAAGTGAAAGTAGGGGATGAGGTGTTACTCTAATGGATGATATTTTACAAGCTTTAGCAAAAATGCTAAATATGACTGTTGATGAAGTAAGTTCTTTGCTTACAACATTTAAAGGGAATGCACCACAGATTTATGAAATGTTCGTTAAAGAAAAGATGTTTTATGATCTCTTCAGTCTTTTTCAAATCATGTCAATTGTAATATTTAGTATTTCTGCAGTAGTTTTAGCAGTTTTAACTCTCATATATTTTACATACGATGGTGGTTTTGTTTATTCCTATGATATACGTACAGGAAAAACCGAGGAAGAAATTAAATTAGAACGCATTGAACGGAAAAGAAAGGACTTAAAAATACCACTAAAAATTAGTTGCATTTCATCAAGCGCAAGTTTGATAACATTAGTTATTGCAATTGTTTTAAAAGCAACTCTTGCACCTAATTATATATTCATCGTGAATGAGATTTTACCAAAATTAACGAAGAGATAGGAGTTATCATGAACGCACTAGAAAAAGTCGAACAATGGTTTATCGACCGTGAAATCAAAGACCGAAAAGGTCGCTGGATTGATGGCTCGTTTGTCAAAGAGGAGGATTTGGCATGATACCGAAATTTAGAGTGTGGGTAAAAATAGGAAAACGTATGGTTTTTTCAGATGACATTCTTGCTATTGACTACGAAAACAAAGAAATAGTGACACAACAAGTTTATTTTGAGAATGGTTTACCAGACGATAGAGATATCTATTGTTATGATTTTGACGAAATCGAACTCATGCAATCAACAGGACTCAAAGACAAGAACGGCAAGGAAATCTTTGAAGGCGATATTGTACGAACTACTAGATTTTTGGGTAGAGCTGACGAAATTGGCGGTTTCTATGAGTATGACAAGGAATTTATAGGGATTGTTAAGCAGCTTGAGGGTTCTTGGGTAATTGATACGGGCAGTGACGCAGTATGTTTATGGACTGAAATTGAAGAAAATGAAATCATCGGCAACATCTATGAAAATAAGGAGTTTGGAGGACGCAAATGAGACCTTGTAAATATCCATATTCAGGAAGAAGAAAAAAACAAGAAACGCCGTCGCCAATATTTTCTGCACGACCAATTTTTGACGAAGTTCCAATTGTAGAAGAAGTTAAGGTTGAGTTCGGAGTTGAAGCTAGTATGGGGCGCATATATCCAGAAACGTTAATACATTTAGATATTTCTGGATACGGAAATAGAGTGCATTCAGTACATCGCTTCCCCGGTATTTTACTGAGTGTTGGTGAGTCAATCCAACTAAAGATGCTTTTCTATAAAAGACTTAGAAATTTTACTACAGATCGTTTCTTGACGTTTAGAGAATCTGATTGGAAGTTCTTTATCCGGGACCTGGTCAACGAATTTGTGCGATAAAAAAGCCAAGACACTCTCTGTCTCGGCTAAATTCCTAATAAGACTATTATATCACAAAGGAGACAGAGAGTGAACAAGGCTAAAGAACTATTGAAAGAGTTGCAGAATCTGGACATGGACATTCAAAGCCGTATAGATGAAATTAACGAGCTTGAGGCAGGTTTGCTCTCAAGCCCCAAGTGGATTGACGTCAAAGTCCAAGGTGGTCAAGCTAGAAAAGTTGATGATGTCTATACTCAGCTTGTCGTGATGAAAGAGGCCATAGAACAGGATACTAAAGAGGTTATCAACAGAAAGCTTGAGCTTGGTAGGTTGATTAACAAGCTGAAAAATCCAAAGAGCAGGTCTATTCTCAGGGTGACTTACATTACTAAGATGTATGTTGATGATATTTGTGACAAAATGGAAATCAGCAGAACAACTTTCTACACTTGGCGGAATATGGCTATCTCTGAACTGAATGAGGTTTTGGAGAGAATGGAACTAAATTGAACTTTACAAAACCGTACGGGAAAAAATGATACTTGTTAGCACAGTTTTGTAATTCTGATAAAATGGTAGTATCAAGAA